CAGATCGTCCGCGTGGACCGCGACGGCACCGTCTACGTCGCCTGCGCCTGCGGCAAGACCAACACCTGGCGCCGAGAACGACCGGCAACGGTCTGACTCGCGGTATACTCGAAGCAACTGGATAGGGGGTGGGGATAGCCCGCCCCGTCAACAGGTGGGGAAGCCCGCCGTCCGAGGTGATCGGACGCGCGGGCTTCTTTTCGTTTCTGGGGACTGCGGCGATGAAGGTTGACCACGAAGCGGTTGTCGAGGCGCTGCGGGCTGGCGAGAGTCAGAAGGCCGTCGCCCGCCGCCTTGGCTGCGGCTTCGCCACGGTCAACCGCATCGCCAAGCGGTACGGCGTGGTACCGGCCGTACCGCGTACCGTCGAAAAAAGCCCGGCCGTCCTGGCTGCCGAGCAGGCGGCTGCGGACTACTCGCTGGAGCGGCGCATGGCGCTGCTCAACAAGGTCTTCGCCCAGGCCGAGCAGATGATCGAGACGGCCACGACGCCGCACAAGCTCCAGGCGCTCGCCATCGCGCTGGGCATCCTCATCGACAAGCGGCGCCTCGAGGACGGCGAGGCGACGGCACGCACGGAGGTGAACGGTGGCGACGCACGCGAGCGCATCGCTCGCCGCCTCGATGAGCTTGCTGCCCGACGACGAGAGAAGGGCGCTGCTTGATGGGCTGTCAGACGACGACGCCGACGATCTGCTGCACGACTGGCGCTTCTGGGCGCGGGCCGCTCAGCTGCCGCCGCCCGGCGACTGGCGCACGTGGCTCATCCTGGCCGGTCGCGGCTTCGGCAAGACCAGGACGGGCGCGGAGTGGGTGCGGGGCGAGGTCGAGGCGAACCGCCGTGGGCGGCTGGCGTTGATCGGGGCGACGGCCGCCGACGTGCGGGACGTGATGGTGGAGGGCGAGTCGGGCATCCTGGCGACCGCGCGCCCGTCCTTCCGCCCGAACTACGAGCCGAGCAAGCGGCGCGTGACCTGGCCCAACGGCGCCATCGCGACGACGTACAGCGCCGACGAGCCGGACCGTCTGCGCGGGCCGCAGCACGACGGCGGCTGGGCCGACGAGCTGGCGGCGTGGCGGCGTCCGGAAGCATGGGACATGTTCCTCTTCGGGCTGCGCCTCGGGCCCGACCCACGCGCGCTGGTGACGACGACGCCGCGCCCGACGAAGATCATCCGCGACCTGATGGCCGCGCCGACGACGCACACCACGCGCGGCAGCACCTACGACAACCTCGACAACCTGGCGCCGGCGTTCGCGGAGCAGATCATCGCCAAGTACGAGGGGACGCGCCTCGGACGGCAGGAGCTGGACGCGGAGATCCTGACCGACACGCCGGGCGCGCTCTGGACGTGGGCGATGCTCGACAACCGACAGCCGGCGCCCGACCTCGCGCGGGTCGTGGTGGCGGTCGATCCCGCCGTGACATCGGGAGAGGGCAGCGATGAGACGGGCATGGTCGTGGCTGGCGTGGGCGTCGATGGCCGTGGCTATGTCCTGGCTGATCGCAGCTGCCGACTCAGTCCAGACGGCTGGGCGCGACGGGCCGTGCAAGCCTACGACGACTTCGACGCGGACGCCATCGTCGCTGAGGTGAACAACGGCGGCGACCTGGTCGAGCAGACCATCCGCACCGTGCGTCGGACCGTGCCGTACATCAAGGTCCACGCATCGCGCGGGAAGCAGACGCGGGCGCAGCCGGTGGCCGCGCTGTATGAGCAGGGCAAGGTCAGCCACACGGACGCCTTCCCCGAGTTGGAAGAGCAGCTGACCTCGTGGACGCCCGAGAGCGGCGCGTCGCCCGACCGCCTGGACGCCCTGGTCTGGGCGCTGACCTACCTGATGCTGGGCGAACATCGCCAGGTCTACGTGTACTGACCGAGAGGGGGTGAGCCTGATGGGACTGTTCGACTGGTTGGGGCCGCTGAACGCCGGCGGCAAGCGGCGGGGGTGGGACACGTTGCCGTCTGCGCATGAGCGGAAGGCCGCCGACCCGTGGACGATCACCGACATGCGCGCGGCCCTCACGGTGAACACGCTCGTGCACGGGCCGGGCTCGCGCGAGCTTCTCGGCGGATACCGCAATGCGGACGGCAACAGCGCGGTCTACGCCTGCCTGCAGGTGATCGCCACAGCCCTCGCTGAGCCGCCGCTGCGCGTCTACCGCGTGCGGGCTGGCGAGCGCGTCGAACTGGACGACACGCCTCTCGGGGCGCTCCTGGCTCGGCCGAACCCGCACCTGACGATGGCGCAGCTTCTCGGCTACCTCTCGAACTGCCTGCACATCGACGGGAACGCCTACTGGCGCAAGCTTCGGGCCGGCAACGACCTGACGGGGAACGTGGTGGAGCTCTGGCCGATCAGCCCGTCCGCGCTGAAGCCGATCACCACACGCGGCTCCGGCGAATTCGTCAGCTACTACCGCTACTACGTGCGTCCGGGCATCTACGAGGACATCCAGCCCGACAACATCGTGCACTTCCGCATGGGCATCGACGACGCCGATCACCGACTCGGCTGCGCGCCGCTGAAGCGCCTGCTGCGCGAGGTGTCGAGCGACGAGGCCGCGACGTTCTACGCCGATCGGCTGCTCGGGAAGCTTGCGATCCCCGGCCTCTACGCCGCGTTCGACAAGGACGCGCCATCGCTCGACCAGGCCCAGGCCGACGAGCTGAAGGCGCGACTCGCAGCGCTCTACGGCGGCGACAACGTCGGGAGCGTGGGCGTCGGCTCCCCGGGCATGACGTTGTCGCAGATCGGATTCAGCCCCGAGCAGATGGATATGAAGACGCTGCACCGCGTGCCAGAAGAGCGGATCGCGGCGGTGTTGGGCGTGCCGGCCGTGGTGGCTGGCCTGGGGGCAGGGCTGGACCGCAGCACCTACAGCAACTTTGCGGAGGCCCGGGAGGCGTTCACCGAGATGAAGCTGGTGCCGTCGTGGCGCGGCATAGCCGACACGGTGACGATGGCGCTGGCGCCTGATTTCTCGAGCAGCCGTGATCTCGTGGCGGCGTTCGACCTGGACGACGTGCGAGCGCTGCAAGCAGACGAGGACGCACGGGCGGCGCGGCTGAAGCTCTACGTCGAGGCCGGCATTCTGGACGTGAACGAGGCCCGCGCGGAGATCGGCCGGGACGCTCGCTCCCCAGTGCCACCGGCCGATGCGGCTCCGGGTGGTTCGCCTCCCACCACCCGGAGCCGCGCCCCGCTGCGCATGCTGCGCAAGTCGCTGGACGACCTGCCGGGCCAGTTCGACGGGCTGAAGGACGCCGCAGAGGGGGACTGGGAGGATGCCCTGCGGACGTTCCTTGAGCAGCAGCTGAAGCGCATCACGCGGGCGCTCCGCACTGGCGCGGACACCGCCGATGCTCTGGTCGCGGAGGGGGAAGCGACGCTGCTGGGCGAGCTGCTCACGCCGCGACAGCTCGCGATCTTCGAGGAGGTGCGCGGCCTGGTGGTCGCGGAGCTTGGCGTCAGCTTCGAGGTGGACGACGCGCTGACGCGGGAGTACTTGCGCGCGGCCGGGGTGAACATCCAGGGCATCACGCAAACGACGCGGGAGGCCGTGCGGGCGGCCTTGATTGAGGGGCAGGCTGCCGGCGAGGGCATCCCGCAACTGGCGGCGCGGCTGCGCGACCTGTCGGCGTTTGGCCGGTCGCGGGCCGTGACCGTCGCACGCACCGAGCTGGGGCACGCGGCGAACACGGCGGCGCTGGCGAACTACCGCGCGTCGGGTGTCGTCGTCGGGGTGCGCGTCTTTGACGGCGACTATGACGCGGTCTGCCAGGCGATGAACGGCCGAGTCTACGCGCTCGGCCAGGAGCCGGCCACGTTGCAGCACCCGCGCTGCCGGCGGGCGTTCGCGCCGATCGTGGACGCGGCCGAGATGGAGCGGAGCGCATGACGAGACGGCCGCTCTTCTCGGTGGTGATCCCGACCGTGGGCAGGCCGACGCTGCCGCTGACGCTCGCCAGCATCGACCGCCACTACGCGGAGATCATCGTGGTGGCCGACACGCATGGGCCGCTGCAGACGGACGTGGGGCGGACGGCCGGCCAGTACGGGGCGCGCTACTTGGAAGTGGACGCCGGCGCCCACGATACTGGCAGCCCGCAGCTGCACGTCGGCTTCGCGCTGGCCGAAGGGCAGTACATCCTGAACTGCGGCGACGACGACGTCTACGAGCCGGAGGTGTTCGACCTGCTGGCCGAGATCGTCAGGGACAAGCCGGAGCCGTGGCCCAGGCACGGGCCGGTCATGTTCAAGGTGGTGATGCACCCGAACGGGGCGCGCGGCAACCACGCGCCAGTGACGCTCTGGGAGCGGCCGGCCATCGAGCGGTTCAACGTCACGGGGCAGTCGTTCGTCTGCCCGAACGTGCCCGGGAAGGTCGGGCGCTGGGTGGACGACGTGACGCTGATGCGGGAGACGGTGGCGCTCTGGGACGGGCGCTGCGAATGGCGGGAGGAGGTCATCGCGCAGTGCTACTGACGGAGCGCACGCCTGACGGGCATGGCCAGGTCTGGCTGCTGTACCGTCCCGAACCGTTCACGCCTGACTCTCCCGAGGAGCGGGAAATCAACCTGTGGGTGCGGCGGGCCGACGTGTTCACGAGCCGCGACGCGGCGACGACGTTCCTGTCGCGGCTGCTCGGGCATCCGGTGGCGTTCAGCCCCTACGATCCGCTGTTCCCCGAGTTGTGGATCTACCGCGAGAGCAGGCACAGCCTGCAGCACCGCTGGCTGATGGCGACGGCGCCGGTCGATCCGCCGGGCGGTGCGCGATGAGCGCCCGGCCGTTGGTGAGCGTGGTGACGGGGACGTGGCAGCGGCACGACCTGCTGATGGAGGCGATCCAGAACGTCCGCACGCAGACGTACCCGAACATCGAGCACGTCATAGTCTCGGACGGCCCAGACCGGGAGTTGCGCGACCTCGTAGCCTACGTCGCGATGCAGCGGACGGACGTGCCCATCGTCTTTCAGGAGTTGGGGCGGCAGTGGTCGGAGTTCCTGGGCGACAGCGTGAGCGCGGCGCCGTACAAGGTGGCGCAGTTCCTGGCGCGCGGCGAGTACCAGATGTGGTTTGCCGACGATGAGCGCATGCTCGTGCCGGACTACATCGAGCGGATGGTGCGGACGCTCGAAGAGACGGGCTGCGACTTCGCGTACTCGAAGGTCCGCATGTGGTGGGCTGGCAAGTCGCCCGAGGCGGCGTGGGACATGGGCGGGCCGCGTCCGATGAACGGGAACATCACCAGCGCCTTCTACCGCGCCGACCTTCTGAAGCACCGCATGTTTGAGCTGCACGTGGGGAGCGGGACGGACTGGGACCAGATCGCGGCCTGGATGCAGGCGGGTGCGAAGTGGGCGTACATCGACGAGCCGCTGTTCAGCCACCGCATCGACAAGTGAAGGGGGAGGGCGACCGGATGACCGAAGGCGTGGAAGTGGCGATGATCCGCCAGATTCGGGACGGGCTCGGCCTGGAGTCGGCCCCGGGGACCGCCTGGACCGAGCCGAACGCGGCCGGCTTCTGGGCCGAAGTAGATTACGAGGGGATGGCGTACCGGGTGCGCTTCACGGTCGAGAATCTTGGGGTCGGCCCCCGTGACTGAGCGGCTGGACGGGCCGAGCGTGCTGGCGCTGGTGGGTCGCGAGCGCAGCGGCCCCGACCTGTGGCGCGTCTGGCAGCCCATCGCGGCCCTTGAGCGGCGGGGCTACTGGTGCGGCTGGGAGTTCAAGGACGCGCCGCTGCTGTCCACCATCGCTCCGCGCTTCGATGGGTACGTGCTACCGCGCATCTCGTGGCCGGCGGCTCAGCGCCAGGTGGCTGAGGACTGGTTCACGCTAGTGCGGGCAACGGGCAAGTTCGTCGTCTACGAGGCCGACGACGACGTGTTCACCGAGCGCGAGACACAGAGGCGGGTGGAGCTGGGCTGGACGGACGGTAAGTCGCTGGAGGAGCTGGAGAGCGAGCGGGCCGAGCGGGTGTGGGCCATGCAGCAGTGCGACGGCGTGACCGTCAGCACGCAGCGGCTGGCGACCATCGTGCGCCAGTTCACGGATAAGCCGGTGATCGTCGTGCCGAACGCCATCGACTTGCGCTGGTTCACGGCCGTGGTGCGCGGCTCGAAGCGCCAGGTCGAGGGGCTGACGGTCGGCTGGGCGGGCGGACGGCGGCATGACCGCGACGTGGAGGCGATGGCCGAAGCGTGGGGCAGGATCGCGCGCAGGGTCCCGTCCGTCACGTTCGTGGTGCAGGGCTGGCAGCCAGAAGTGATAACGGAGTTGGTCCCTAATGAGCGCATAGTGAGGCTACCGTGGCTGCCGCCGGAGACGTATCCGGTCGGCATCCGCCAGGTGGACATCGGCTGCTGCGCCGTGGCCGATACGCCGTTCAACCGGGCCAAGTCCCCGATCAAGGCGTACGAGTACGCGGCGGCCGGGGCTGCCGTGGTGGCGTCGCCGCTGCTGTACAGCGGGGTTGTCGATCACGGCTCGTCGGGGATGATCGCGGCGACGTCCGGCGAGTGGGAGGATGCGATCGGGCTGCTGATCGAGAGCCATGCGACGCGGCAGATGATGGCGAAGCGGCTGCTCAAGACGGTGGAGAAGCACCACAGCCTTGAGGGCAACCTCTGGCGGTGGCCGGCAGCGTGGGGGCAGATCCGCGCGAGCGCGCCGCGCCGGCTGCTGGTGGCGGGCTGACCGTGGCAACGTCGTGGCGCGAGCCGCCGCCGGCCACCGAGCTCAAAGAGCAGCGGTGCAAGTCCTGCCGCCGGCTGCTCTGCAAGACGGAGAGCCGCTGCCGCGTGGAGATCGTCTGCCCGAAGTGCGGGACCATGAACAGGTTGCCGCGCTGACCGTGTTGACGCGCGAGCGGCGAGGGCGCATACTATCAATTAGCTACTAACTATTGACGCACTAGCCCAGAGGGCCACAGAGCCCCGATTCGGACGCCCACGAGGCGCAAGGATCGGGGCTCTGTCTATGCTCACCTACAAGAGCATCCCCTTCGAGGTCAAGGAGATCGTCTCGGTCGCGGATGGCGGCTGGGAGATCGCCGGCTACGCCTCGACGTTCGGCGGCGAACCCGACGCCTACGGCGACGTGATCGTCCGGGGCGCCTTCGCGGAGAGCATCGCGAAGCGCCCGACCAAGTTCCTTTTCGAGCACGGCGAGCCGATCGGGAAGCAGCTGGACATCCGCGAGGATGACAAAGGCCTCTTCGGCCGCTGGTCCATCGTGGACACCCAGGCCGGCACGGACGCCTACAAACTGGCGAAGGCCGGCGTCCTCGACTCGCTCTCCATCGGCTACGTCACGCTCGAAGCCGACTACGACGCCAACGGGGTGCGGCTGCTGAAGAAGGTTGACCTGTTCGAGGTCAGCGCCGTCGCCATCCCGGCCAATCGGAACGCCGTCATCACGGCGGTCAAGTCCTTCGCCGACCAGTCCGAGGGCGTGCAGGTTGCCGTCCGCGAGTGGCTGGAGCGCGTGCGGGCCGGGGTGGCCCAGCGTCAGAAGGACGGCCGCGACATCTCCCAGGCGCGCAGGGATCAGGTCACAGCGGTGAGCGGGTCGCTCAGGGCTGCTGCCGATGCCGCAGACGCGCTGCTCGTGCCGCCCGCTCAGGCTCCCGTCATCGACATGAGCCTTGAGCTTCGCCGCCGTCGCCTGTACCGCGCCGGCGTCCTGGAGCGACCCCAATGAGCATGTCTGTCACCGAGGCGCGGGCCGAGATCGCCCTGCGCTACCAGAAGGCCGCCGAGATCGAGAACAAGTACCCGGACGGCCTGACCATCGACAAGAGCCACGAGGATTTCAACGAGGCCAAGCGGCTGCTCGGCGAGATCGACGACCTGGAGGCCAAGCTCGCCGGGCTTGAGGATGCCGCCGCTCGGAAGGCCCGCATCCTGGGGAACGTCGACAAGTACACCAAGCCGTCCGGTGCCGGCCACCCGCAGCCCGAAGGCGATCCGCAGGAGCGGTTCTCGGCCAAGTCGTTCGCGCGGCAGTTCGTGGAGGCTCCGTCCTACCTGGAGGCCGTCAAGAGCGGCCGTCTGGGCAACCCGTCTACGCTGCTGGAGATGGCCGTCGACCTGAAGGGCAGTCTCCTGCGCGAACTGGCCCGCAAGACGCTGGTCTACAGCGCCTCCGGCTCGGGCGGCAACCTGATCGTCAACGACCGCATGGCTGGGACCATCGACATCCTGCAGCGGCAGTTGTCGATCCTCGACCTGATCCCGATGTCCTCGACGACGTCGAACACCATCGACTACGTCAAGGAGAAGACGTACACCAACAACGCGGCCACGGTCGCGGAGGCCAGCGTCACGACCGGGACGACCGGGACCAAGGCCGAGTCTGTGCTCGCGTACGAGCTGGCGACCGCCCCGGTGCGGACCATCGCACACTGGATCCCGGTCACCAATCAGATGCTTTCGGACGCGCCGGTGATTGAGGGGCTGATCGGCAGTCGCCTGATCTACGGCCTGAACCAGGAGCTTGAGGACCAGGTGCTCTCTGGCGACGGCAACAGCCCGAACATGACCGGCATCCTGGCCTCCGGCCTCAGCACCATCGGCCTGTCGGCAGGGTCCACCTACGGCGGGCAGGCGAACACTGCCGACGCGGCCTTCGCGGCGGCGCTGATCGTGCGGGCGACCGGCCTGGCGCAGCCGAACGCGTTCGTCTTCCACCCGAACGACTGGGCGGCCGTACGGCTGTCCCGCGAGTCGGCGGTCACGGGCAACGTGAACCCGGGCGGTTACCTCTACGGGCCGCCGAGCGTGAGCGGCCCGCAGACCCTCTGGGGCCGCCCGGTCGTGGAGGCCCTCGGGATGACCGAGAACACCGTCCTCTGCGGCGACTTCCAGATGGGCTGCATGCTCTTCGACCGCGAACAGGCCGCGATCTCCACCGGGACGATCAACGACCAGTTCACGCGGAACATGCGGACCATCCTGGCCGAGCTGCGGGCGGCGTTCGCGGTGTTCCGCGCCACGGCATTCTGCCGCGTGACGGGCGCGTAAGCAGCTATGTGGCGGGTGGGTAGCGGCGGCCTTCGAATCCTCTACGAGGACGGCTCTGAGGTGCTGCTGCCCGCCGGCCGCGTCCTGACGACGCTGCCGGACCGCTACGTCGGGACGCTCCACCTGATCGCCTGGCAGCGCGAGACTGGCTGCTACGACGACAAGGCCCGCCTGTACGGCGACGTTGAGACGAAGGGCTGAGGATGGCGTACACGGACGCGACCGCCATCGCGGGCTACCTGGGGCTGACGCTCACCAGCCCGCAGCAGACCCAGGCGGGGACGCTTGCGGCGGCGGCGACGGCCTGGATTGACCGGTACACCGGACGGTCCTGGCAGCAAGCGTCGCCGGTGACCGACGAGCTGCAGGAGATCGTCGGGGATGCGGTCTGGCTGGACAACCGCCCGGTGACGGCGGTGTCGAGCGTGAAGACGCGACAGCAGTTCGCGGACGCCGGCAGCACGACGCTGGACGCGTCTCAGTGGGAACTGATCGACGCGGCGAACGGGAAGTTGCTGATCCAGGGATTTTCCGATGCCGACCTGCTGGCCGTGGTGAGCTACACGCACGCTGCCAGCAGCGCTCCTGATGACGTGGAGCTAGCCGCCACGATGATCGCGGCGGCCTGGCTGTCGCAGGCGTTGCGGCCGAGCACCGAGGGGTTGGACAGCATCAGCGTCGGCCAGAACGACGTGAGCGTGAAGTTCTCGGCCAATCGCGGGGACGTGCCGCCGGCGGCGCTGTCGATCCTGAACGGCTACCGCCGGGTGGTGATCGCATGAGCCTGCCGTTGGCGTTCCTGCGGGACGTGGCCTCGCAGTTCCGGCCTGACACGGCTGTCATCCAGAGGGCCAGCGAGAGCAACACATCCGGCGGCGTGACGCAGACGTTCGCGACGCTCGCGACGGTGACCTGTCGGGTCTCTAGGATCGGCCAGGGCGGCGAAGAGGGGGCGGGGGCCAACGGGGCGACGATGGCCGTGGGGCAGCGGCGCATCAAGCTGCCGGCCGGACAGGACGTCACACCGAAGGATCGGATCGTCACCGGCGGCGTGACCTACGAGGTTGTTGACGTGCAGTCGATCTCCAACGAGGTGGAGACGACCGCGATCTGTCGAGAGGTGGTGTGACGGTGGGCCTTGACGACGTGCCAGGGCTGCTGCAACTGGGGTTTGCCGCCGTCATGGCCGTGCTGATCTGGCGCGGCTACGAGCGGATCGTCGGGACGATGGTGAAGGTGGTGCAGGACAACACCGCAGCGATGGGCGAACTGAAGGGCGTCATCACCGAACACACGCACGTCACCGACCGGATGCTGACGGCCGTCGAAGCCCTGGACCGCAGGGTCTCGCAGCTGGAGCATGAAGGAACGCGGCGATGAGTGACAAGGCGCTGATTACCTTGCTGCGCGGCATCGCCGCGTTCCTGATCGCGATGCCGGGCACCTTGCAGTTAGTCCCCGATCTGGCGATGACGCCGGTCGTCAACGCGGTGCTGCTGCTGGGCGCGCTGGCGGGCGCCACGCTGATGAGTCAGTTGCCGCCGGCCGGCACGGCGGCGCGCGAGGACGGCACCGAGGTTGACCAGCTGATAGACCGTCTGGAGGCGCTGCCGAAGGAGGCGCGTGAAGAACTGTCGAGCCGCCTGGAGTGGCGGGCGCGCCTGCGCGGCGAGGCCGACTGATGGCGACCGTGACGGTCCGCGTGGTGTCGAATCGGCTGCCGGCCATCAGCGCGCAGCTGCGGCCGCTCGTGGCGAACGAGGTCAAGCGGGCCACGCTCGACATCGAGGCGCGGGCGAAGGCCGTGGTGGCGGTGGACACGGGCACGCTGCGCCGCTCCATCGCGTCGGTCTTCAGCAACGGCGGCCTGACGGGCGTCGTGGGCCCGTCCGTCTTCTACGGCAAGTTCATCGAGTTCGGGACGCGGCGGATGGGCGCCAGGCCGTTCATGCGGCCGGCCGCAGAAGCCGTCCTCCCCAAGTTCGCAGAGGCGGTGAAGCGTGCGCTGAGGGCGCTGAAGTGATCGAGGGGCGACGGGCGGCGGCGTTCGTCTACAGCACGCTCGTGGCCGACACGGGTGCTGGCGGCGTGAACACGCTGCTCGGCGGGCGCATCTACGCCCAGCGGGCTCCGCAGGCCGTGACGCTGCCCTGCTGCGTGATCCAACTGGTGAGCGCCGTGCCGACGAACACGACCGGCGGGCGGCGGGTCTTCAAGGACGTGCTGGTGGACGTCCACCTCATCGCGGACGGGGCGAGCATGGACGCCCTGACGACGACGGCCGACCGCGTTGACACGGTGCTCCAGAACGCGGGCGGCACCAGCGGCAGCGCCACGGTGGTGGAGCTGGTGCAGGACTCGGAGCGCGAGTTCACCGAGGACGACGCTGGGAAGGTCTACATGCACAGCGTCCAGACGTACCGCTGCGCGGTGCACGCATAGGGGCCTGAATCTCAGGCTTAGGAAGGGGGTGGGCCGATGGCCGACCGAATGCTCGTCAGCGAGGTTCAGCAGATCGGGGTGGAGTCCGTCGCCGGGACCGGCGTCACGCCCACCATCCAGTTCGCGGGCGTGAACATCGACCTTGACACGGCGATGGAGTTCGACGAGTTCAAGCCGATGGGCCAGCTCGTGCAGAGCATCGTGGCCCCTCGCCGCGAGTGGTCCACCGGCGCGCTATCGGGCTTCCCGACGTACAACGAGTTGCCGTACGTGCTGGCGAACCTGTTCGGGGCGGCGACGATCACGACGCCGTCCGGCGCGACGCTGGCGCGGCAGTGGGTCTGGACGCCCGACAAGGCGACGCCCTGGACGCCGAAGACCTGGACGATCCGGCGCGGCGTCTCCGGGGACACTGCCGAAGAGGCGAACTACGGGCTGCTCTCGGGTTTGACGCTGGGGTTCTCGCGGACGGCGGCGCCGACGCTGGGCGGCGACCTGTTCGCGCGGCGGCTGGACTACACGGCGAGTGTGGTGGCGGCGACCGGTGTGACGACGCCATCGGTGCAGCCAATCCTGCCGGATCAGGTTGACCTGTTCCTCGACTCGTCGGGGGCCGGCCTGGGCGGCACCCAGCTGACGCGGGACTTCAACTACGAACTGAGCATCTCGGGGCTGTTCGGCAACATCTGGCCGCTCAACAGCAGTAACACCAGCTTTGCGGCGCACAGCGTCCAGGCGCCAGAGGTCGGGGTGACGCTGCAGATGGGCAACGACACGGCCGGGCGGGCGCTGGTGACGAACATGCGCGCCGGGTCGAGCGTGTTCGTGCGGCTGCGTGCGCGCGGCCTGGCCGACAGCATCGAGAGCGGGCAGCGGTACTCGCTGACCATCGACACGGCGCTGAAGGTAGTTGATGCGCCGTCTCGCGGCGACGTGGACGGGCTGGCGACGCTCGAATGGTCGCTCAGGGGCGTGTACGACGCGACGTGGGCGAAGTGGCTGCAGGCGACGCTCGTCACAACGGTGACCGGGCTCTAAACACCAGGGGCGGGGGACTGTCGCCCCCGCCCCGTCAAGGGGAGGAATCGTGCCGATCCGACTATCCGCGTTGACGGCGGACCGCCGCACCATCGTAGTGCAGTTCGGGGAAGACTCGCTGAGTCTGACCTACCGCCCGTCAGCGTTCAACGCGGTGCAGGAAGAGCGAGAGCTAGAGCAGCGGGCGAAGGGCCAGCACTTGAAGTCGCAGGCTTCGAGCCTGGCGGAGATCATCACGGCGTGGGATCTGGTTGACGACGACGGCAAGCCGCTGCCGGTGTCGGAGGCCGTGATAGCGACGCTGGGGCTTGACGTGGTGTCGCGGCTGACGCGGGCGGTGCTGGACGACCTACTCCCAAACCGACCGACGCCGATCGCCTCGCCCAATGGCTCGGCAGCGGCGGCAAGCTAGGCGCATGCCCGGATTGGTACGTCGTCGTGCAGGCGGCCGACCGGTTCCACTGTCCGCCGTGGGAGTTGCTGGAGCGCGGGCGCGGTTGGGTGGAGACCGCCATCACGACGCTGACCGCCGAGCGAAAGGCGGAGCACCAGCACGCGGCGCGCGAGGCGAGGAAAGCGCGGCAGCGGCGACAGATGGGCGGGTAGCAGCATGGCGATGACCGTCTCTGAGTTGCAGGTAGTCGTCGGGGCCGACACGAGCAAGGCTGAGAGCGCGCTGTCCTCGCTCGGCTCGAAGGTCGGCAGCGCCGGCGGCGCCATCGCCACGGCGTTCGGCGGTGCGGCGCTGGCCGGCATCGCCGGGCTGACGGCCGGCTTGGGCGCATCGGTAGCGGCGGCCAGCAGCTTCGAGAGCCAGATGTCTGCCGTCAAGGCCGTCTCTGGGGCGACGGCCGGCGAGATGGCCCAGTTGCAGGGACTGGCACTCAAGCTCGGCGCTGACACGTCGTTCTCCGCGAAGGAAGCGGCGAAGGGCATCGAGGAGCTGGTGAAGGCCGGCATCAGCGTCGGCGACGTGATGAGCGGCGCGGCCTCAGCCTCGCTGTCGCTGGCGGCAGCCGGCGCGATCAGCGTGGGCGACGCCGCCGAGATCGCGGCCAACGCTATGAATCAGTTCGGGCTGCAGGGGAAGGATCTGGCGGGGGTCGCGGACCTGATCGCCGGTGCGGCGAACGCGAGCGCCATCGACGTGGGCGACTTCAAGTTCTCGCTGGCGGCCGTGGGCGCGGTGGCGAACACGGTGGGCTTCACGTTCAAGGACACGGCGACGGCCATCGCGCTGCTGGGACAGGCCGGCATCAAGGGGTCGGACGCGGGCACGTCGCTCAAGACGATGCTGATGAGCCTGCAGCCGCAGACGAAGGCGCAGATTGCCCTGTTCCGCGAACTGGGCTTGCTGACGAAGGACGGCGGGAATGCGTTCTTCGACGCCAGCGGCAAGGTCAAGGGCATGGCCGAGGTCGCGGGCACGCTGCAGAACGCCCTGAAGGGGATGACGCAGCAGCAGAAGCTGGCGACCCTTGAGACGATCTTCGGCTCGGACGCCATCCGCGCGGCGGCGGTGTTCGCTAACGAGGGCGCGGACGGATTCAACGAGATGGCCGCCGCGATGGGAAAGGTGACGGCCGACGAGGTCGCGAAGGAGCGGCTGAACAACCTGAAGGGCAGCGTCGAGCAGTTGACAGGCAGCCTGGAGACGGCGGCCATCTCGGCTGGCCTGAAGTTCACACCGGCCCTAAAGGGGATGGTTGACGGCGCCACAGAGTTGGTGAACGGGGCCACGCCCGGTATCGAGGCGTTCGCTGAGCGGTCGTCTTCAGCCCTCGTGACGGCAGGGGTGCTGATTGGCGATTCGTGGCGCACGGTGCAGCAGGTCTTCGGTGAGGGGTGGGAGCCAAGCGCGTCCATTGACCCGATGGTCAACGCCGTAGGCATCGCGGCAACTTCAGTGCGGGACGCCACGGTCATCATTGCCGACTCGTGGAGAACGGTGCAGCAGGTCTTCGGGGAGGGGTGGGAACCGTCTTCCGAGATTGACCCGCTCGTGAATTCGGTCGGCAAAGCGGCCGTGGCGGTCAAGGATCTGGCTGACGGCATCGTTGAGGCGGCAGCCAGGGCTGGGGCGGCTGGTGCCTGGGATGCTGTGGCGCGAGGACTGGACAACCTGCAGCACACGATTGAGTTCACAGGCGACCGCTTCAACGAACTCGCGGCAACCTTCGAGCGCGTGGGCCAATCAACGAGCGGCGCCATGAAGCCGGTCGATGCGCTGGCAGCGATCATCCGCGGGGCGGCGCTGGGCTTCGAGTACGCGACCGTCATGCTCGACGGCTGGATTGACGGCGCGCTGTCCGGCATCAACATCGCGACCAACTTCGCGGTCGGCCTCAGCAGCCTGGGGACGGCGATGCGCGCGCTGGCGACCGGGGACATGGACCTGCTGCGCAACTCCGTGGTCGACGCTCGCGAAGCGTTCGCGGCCGGCATCACGGCGGCCGAGGAGTACCGCGCGCGCGGCCTCGAGCGCGTGGCGGCACAGGCGACCATCACCGCCCAGATGGTCGGCGACGGCATGTCCCAGGTGGCGACGGCTACCGAAACGAACATGGCGGCTGCCGTGACGGCCGTGGAAGCCGCAGGCCCACAGATGGCCTCTGCGGCCGAGAGCGCCGCATCCGGCGCGGTGGACGCCGTCGAGGGGCAGGCTGGTCCGGCATCGGCTGCGGGCCGCTCCGTGGGCGACTCCATCGGCTCGGGCCTGGTGGCCGGCATCAAGTCGTGGATCGGCTCGGTGATCTCAGCGGGCGCGGAACTGGCGGCTGCCGCCGTGGGCGCCGCTCGCGGTCCGGAGGGTGCCGACGCGCACTCTCCGTCCAGGAAGATGATCGAACTGGGCCGCGACATGACGGCGGGCCTTGAGCAGGGGCTGTCAGAGGCCGGCGTCGGCGCGGCGATGGTGGCCCAGATCCGCGACTTCATGGCAGCGGCGCGTGAGTACGTGCCCGTCGCCGGCGAGATCAAGCGCGTGGAAGGCGAGATCAGCCAGATCCGCGAGCGGGCGCAGACCGAGGCGCTGTTCCGCGCGAAGGAGATGGTGACGATCGACTCCGAGGCGCTGCGGCTGAAGCAGGCGCAGGTCAGCCTCGAGCGCGACCTGATCCCGCTGCGCCAGGATCTCGCGCGGGCGACGCGGGAGGTGGCCGACATCGAGCGCGGCAGCCTCTCCGAGCGGACCGGCCTGATCGAGATGGACGGGGAGCGCAAGAAGCTGCGGCTGCAGCAGATCGACCTTGAGAAGCAGCTGATCGGGCTGGACAGCGGCTCGAAGAAGGCGAAGGCGATCCAGGAGCAGATCGACAAGCTCCGCGAGCAGGACCGTGCGCTCGCACTCGAAGGCGAGCGCATCAACCTGACGAACCAGATCGCGGCGACCGGAGCCAGAGTCAGGCGCGAGCAGCTGGACGACCAGGCGCGCGGACAGCAAGCGGTCATCGACCTGATCGGCGAGCAGATCGCAACTCTGGCCGCCGAGCGGGCGGTCTTCAACGCCAACGAGGCCGTCATCAAGAACGCGACGGACAACGAGATCGCCTATCGGAACCAGCTCATCGCGGTGTTCAGGGGCGAGGGGCAGCCGATCCTTGACCGCATCAACGCGGGGCTGCTGCTGGTTGACCAGCTTGAGAAGGAAGGGTCGATCAGCAAGGAGTTGGCCGAAGCGTTGCGCGGCGTGGCGAAGGCGGCCGGCTCCAGCGCCGACGCGACGAAGGGGCTGGCCACGGCCGCAGGCGAGGCCGCGCCGCAGATCGAGTCTGCCGCGCAGAAGCTCAAGTCGATGACCGGCAGCTTCGACAGCGTGAAGAATGCGGCGAAGGATGCGGAGCGCGCCGTCGCCAAGTATGTCGGGACGCTCAACGAACTGCCAGATGGCAAGTTTGGAGGGTCGCTGAGCAGCCGCCTTGAGAAGCGGGCCAACGGCGGGCCGGTGACGGCGGGGCGGGCCTACGTCGTGGGTGACGGCGGGCGGCCTGAACTGTTCGTCCCTCGCACCAGCGGGACCATTCTTCCGCGAGTCCCGATGAGCGGCGGCGGCTCGCAGACAGTGGTGAACGTGACGGTGCAGGGCAGCCTGATCCACGAGCGCCAACTGCAGCAGGTCATCACCGAGGCCGTGGGCGGCGGTCTGCGCTCGGGCGCGCGGCTGATCTAGGGAGCACTCATGACCGCAGGAACCACCAACTTCCCGGGCTCGCTCGACTCGCACACCGGCGCGTCGCCGCTGGGCATGGGCGAGGTCAACAACCAGGCGTACACCAAGGCCACGGCCTCGCACACCAACAGCGTGACGACCATCACCGTAGCCTCAACG